TACCATGATTGAAGAGTTCATCGAGGATGGAGAAGTCGAAGTTGGTTTTGAAATAGAAAACGTAATTGACCCACACTATGCACACCTCAATGGTTATCATGTTGATGATGCTATTAGAGAACTCATTGAGTACTCAGAAACATTTGATGATGAAGAGGATTGGATTTCAGATAGAAAAGGTTTTACAGAAGTTACACATTCGTTTATCAAAGACGGAGAGGCACTGTACCGATGATAAGTAAAAAAGAATTTACGGAACAAGTGGAAAAGTTATTGATAGGTGGTAAGACAGATGTTATGGGAGCAATCATAAAAGTTTGTGACGATAACAAGGTCGAACCCGAATCAGCAAAGAGGTTAATATCCCAACCTCTCAAAGAAAAATTAGAAGCAGAAGCAACTGGTTTGAAAATGATAAACAGGGGTTCATCAGCACAAGGAACCATTACAGGTTTCTTTAACAAGTAGGTAATTATGAAAAAAGGTGATACAGTCACAGTAGTGGCAATTAGTGGTGAGTACGTAGGTGAGTTCGACAGTCAGTTGGATACAACTATTACATTGACTCAACCAAAAATGATAGTTTCAAACCCCGATGGTGGGATGGGATTTGCAAGAGGTGTAGCGGTAACAGGATGTGAAGCTCCCGAGTCGATTGTGTTTAACAACTATGTGTTTGTGACAGAATCAAACAAAGGTGTTGCTGACGCATATGACATTGCAACAGGAAAGAAAGAAGCTCCTAGAGTTGAAGTTCCAGCAGAGAAGAAGATTATTACTTAATGACTTCTAGAGAAGGATATGATGCGTACACTTTATACTTAGGTATAAAACTTCACTTCCACTCTAAGGATTATGATTTCGTCAAGTACAACGGAAAAGTAAAGTCGGATATCAAATCCTTTCTTAAACGTAAAGACAAATACCATTTTGGTAAGTTGTTCAGAACATATAAACAAGAACTACAAGACTTCTACATTGCAAATCTATCTTACAAAGATTTCTGGGCGGGTGACCTTCTAGACAAAGAATGTGATAAGAGATATAAGGAATGGAAGAAGAGAAATCAGAAGCTTGGTTATATGTTTGAAACAGAGGTGAATGACTTGATACGAAAGTTCAAGATTCAAACACAACTTAAGGTAGTAGATGGTCAACACCCTAGACTACTGAAAGCTTACATGAGTAAGGATGTAAGTTTAGAAACCATTTGCATCATGGATGAGATAATTGGTTTCACTAAAGATTGGGAAAGACTTATCTCAGAGAAGGTAGTCTATCCCGACTTACACATTAGAATTAACAAATATAAGTCGTTTGTAACATACGACCAAAAGAAATACAAAGCAAAACTTCTAGAAATATGTTCCACATAAGAGTTTTAGCTTTACCTAAATAATACATTACAGTCTATTGAAAAAGCCTATTGACGGTTTCATGAAAGTAGACTATAATGAATTATACTATGAAAGTAGTGAAGAATGGATACTTACGAGTATCTTGATATAATGCGATAAAATGCAAATACAATAGGAGAATACAATGTCAAGTAGTTTAGATAAACTAAGAGCTGCAATGGAAACAGCTTCCCCAACAGGCGGAGAAAAAAAATCCTACTCAGACGATACTATGTGGAAACCCGAACTCGATAAGAGTGGTAACGGTTACGCTGTAGTTCGTTTTTTACCCACCCCCGAGGGAGAAGAGATGCCATGGGTATCTTATTTCGACCACGGTTTCCAAGGCCCAGGCGGATGGTATATTGAGAAGTCTTTAACGACTGTCAATAAACAAGACCCTGTGTCTGAATACAATACTCAGTTATGGAATACTGGTGTTGAGGCAAACAAAGACCAAGCACGTAAACAGAAAAGACGTTTACATTATGTGTCTAACATCCTTGTTATCTCAGACCCTAAAAATCCTGCTAACGAAGGTAAAGTATTCAAATATCGTTACGGTAAAAAAATCTTTGAAGCACTCAAGGAAGCAATCTCACCAGCATTTGAAGATGAGAAAGCAATCAATCCTTTTGACCTCAGAGAAGAAGGTGCAAACTTTAAGATTAAAATTAGAAAGGTAGATGGTTACTGGAACTATGACAAATCTGAATTTGATACACAAGCACCTTTATTTGATGATGAGCAAAAGCTTGTAGATGTGGTAAACAACCTACATAGCTTAAGTGGAATTATTGCACCAAGTGAGTTTAAATCTTACGAAGAGTTAAAAGAGAAACTCGATAGAGTTCTTGGATTAACAGGTGCAGTAACTAACTCAACAGCTGAATCAGTTGCAAATGACATGGAAGAAGTTCCTTGGGCAGATGTAAACAAAGAGTCAGTTGCTGATGAACCTGTAGTTGCATCAGCTGAATCTACTCCGATTGATACGGAAGATGATGCGATGGACTACTTTAAGAAACTGGCTGCTGATAGTTAGTAGTTAAGTTTCTTATAATGGGGCAGTCGTGTATATTCAAAATGTGTCCTTGAAAAAAGACGACTGCATCACTGAGACCGTGGAAAAAAATTGGGGGTACTCAGTAAGGGAAAGACTAACAGCATATAGCGGGTTGGTCGGTGAAGAGCGGGTTGCTGTAAGGCGCGGGGCGAAATCACACTTTTTAAGAGAACAATTATGCCAAGTGTAACACCAAAAATAAATCCAAAGAATCGGAACGTAGAAGGGTTCGACCAACTACTTCGCAGATTCAAAAAGGAATGTGAAAGGGCAAATATAGTTCAAGAGTGTAGGGATAGGAAGTATCATATCAAACCTAACACTATCAAAAACGAAAAGAACCAACAACTAAAAAGACGTAAGAAGTTAGATGCTAAGAGAGCATCAATGGGTAGACGTGGATTCAGAGGGCCGTTAGGTTGAGATTATGGCAGAACAATGGCATGGCGGAAAAGGTTCTAAACGTAGAAATTCTAACGAGAAAGCATACTCAGATAATTGGGAAGCAATCTTTGGTAAGAAGAAAACTGAAATAAAGGTTAGAAAGACTACACCATCACATGGACTTACTCAAGTCCAAAAAGACAAAACCAAATACAATCGAAAGGTATCTAAAGCAGATATCCTTAGAGGCCCAGACTTAATCTAATTCTGATTTACAGTAGCAGTTCTATTAATAGTTCTATCTGTGGGTCTAGGATTAGGTGATGCAGATATCGTATTGTTAGTTACATTGTTATTAGTGTTTTGTTGTGCAACAGATGTATTAATACTAGGGTCGGGTCTCTTGGGCCCCATTTCTTTAGCACGGTCTGCTGAGTCTTTAATCCTATCACCTTGGTCTCTCTCTAAACGAGTCAGTTCCATCTTCTCTTTTTCTGTAAGACCTTCACCATCACCAAAGACCTCATCATCTGATTGTATTCCTTGGAGTTCATTTCTTCTCGCTATTGTGGCATTGTCACCCCTGTTCATTGGGATGTAGTCTTCTCTTGTATCGAGTTCTTTCTGAGCTCTATTAATATCTAAGACTTCGGCTGCTTGTTCTTCACGAAGCTCTTGAGTGGTTACTCCTTTTGTTCCTTCGAATCTTTCTAGTCCACCGCCCAGTCGACCATCTAACTGTCCCTTGTCTGCTTGTTCTTGAAAGTACTCTCTCTTCTGTTCTTCGGTTGCATCCTCACCATTGATTTTTAAGTTACTAAATTTAACCTTATTCTCAACTTCTTTTTGTCTTGCATCTATGACATTTTGAACATTATCATAATCATCTTCAGATTGATTCCTTTCTTTAAGTAAATCCTTAGAGGAGATATCATCCATTGCCATGTCTTGGTCAATGTCAGCTTCTGCTTGTTCCATCATCTGTTTCTTCATATCTTTTGCATCAGAGTCACCTCTACCCCAGCCCCAGTTGAGAGCGTCTTCACCAAACTCTGCTTTTAACTGTGCATCGATTTCAGCTTCTTTTGCCTGCATGGCGATTTCTTTTTGTTCTTCTTTAAGTCTTTCCTTTTCTTTTTCTTTTTCTTTGATTACCTCTTGTTTAGCATGTTCTGCTTCTTCTTCCTCAGAGGTTAGACCTAAGAAACTTCTAATACCGAACACCTTATCAGAGAACCAGTTCTTTACTCTTTGCCAGACATCTAGGAAACCATCTACAATGTTGGTAACTACTTCCGTCACCTTAGTCTTCATCATTTCAAATTTTTCCATGATTTGGTCTTTGAACTTCATCCATACGAGAACTAAACCAATTGCAAGAAGTAGAACCGCTGCACCGATTAATACAAACGGTGATGCAAGTAATGCTGGGATTGCAGCTAACATTGCTGGGATTCGTGCAAGTAGAGATACAAACCTTGTTGCACCTTTCATTAACATCTTAGGTGCCATCTTAATTGCTTTGAGTCCTTTACCACCCATAGTCTTTGCACCGTTCTTCATAGTGTTACCTAAGTCAGACATCTTACCTTGAAAGAGTTTTGCTTTCTCAGAGAACACATCTTTAACAGGTTGGAACTTCTCTCCGACTTTACTAGTAATACTTTCCTTTGCAGATTTGAACTTCTCACCGACTTTAGATGTACCATCTTTAACTTTAGTTTTAATACCACTCACTAAATCTTTCATCTTAGTTTTCATGGTTAACCATAAAGCACCAATAGAACCTATGAGACTCATGACTATATCTTTCAATTTGGTGAAAGCACCACCAACTATTGGTAGGTCTTCAAGTTTCGCATATCCAGCTTTGAAGAAATTGCCTATCTCACTTGCAAAGCTTTTAAGACTGTCACCAATAAAGTTACCAAGTTTATTACTGAGCTCGGAAATCTTTCCAAATGCACTCTGAATCCCTTTGGCAACATTTTGTAAATCTTCACCGAACTTAACAACGTCATCAAGCATACCACCGATATCTAGAAGACCACCTGTAAGGTTCTTTACTGAACCCGAAAACTTATCAAAGTCCTCACTTTTAGAAGCCTCATTAAGCATCTTTGTATAATCTTCCTGTGCTTGTTCTTCTTCTTTACTAATTTTTGCAAATTGTTTCGCACGGAACTTCTTAATTTCAGATTCCTTTGCATCAACCTCTTGCTGTATCGCGTCAATCTCTGTTTGTTTCTTAAGACGGTCTTCAATACCCATAGTGATATTGTTATCAATAGAGAACTGCTTACTAAACACTTTGTCTTTCATTGCATTTAGTGATTTGTTACGATTAATTTCAAGTTTCTCGTCATTTAGAAGTTTTGCTTTTAATTCTGCTCTTTCCTTCTCTGAGTCAGCATTATCTGCCAGAAACTCTCTAGTGTGTGCAGCAAGTTTACTTCTTGCAAGAAATCCCGAGAATGTAGCACGAGTCTCTAGACGCTTTTCTGCAAGCTCAAGAGCATACTCTCTATTCGTTTCAGCAACATTAGCTACAAGATTAGCAAAAGTACCATTAAGTTTACCCGAAGCTTTCTCCAAGTTGGTATTTAATGTTTCTAATTTGCGTTGCTGGTCTTTTTCTGCTTCAGTAATTCCTTTGTCTCTTCCTGCCATTGGTTATATCCTAATTGGGGTTTGTGTCACCGTGTTCTTTCGCTGCACTTGAAGTGTATAGTCCAAACCAAGCTGCTCCAGCACCGACTAGTACGGAAATCAATCCCGACTGTTCTAGTGTTGGGTCTGCTAAGTCCATGAACCAAAATGTTGCATAATAAAGTAGGTACATGTAAATACCTAGGAATGCACGAGGTATAATTCTCCATGCATCAATTGTCTTGGCTGCAAATATCCATTTCTGCCAAGGGTTCTTTCTATCTTCGTTTGTTAATTCAAAAATTTCTTGTTTAAGTTCGCCAATCTCTGTTACCATTGCCATGAACTTCTTCAAGTCAATTTCAACCTCGTTACGACTCATGTCCCCCGAGAATTTATCTATTTCGCTCATTAGTGTGTCCTCTAATATTATCTGTTTTGTTTATTCCTTTCGGCCTCCTCTTCAAGGTGGTTCAAAAGGAGCTTAATGTAAATCTCTCTTTCCCATGGCATCATGTCTTCTAACTCACTCAATGAATATTTGTGATGTTGCATCATTTGGAAATTAGTATTGTAATAGTTTACTAATCCCTCATGAGAAAGAGCCATTAAAAAAAAGAGTTTATACCTTCTAATACTCTTTTGTTTTCTCTTTCACAAACATTACATTTCCATTCTGCAGTATGAGAAAGTTTAGGTAGGTCATCAAACCAGTCACCTAATAACTCCAACTGCTTATAAGTTAGAGAATCAATGAAGTCATCTAAATCAGATTTACTCATATCACTCTTATCATAAACTTGCTCTTCATCAAAAATAGATGTGATAGAATTTTTAACTACATCTAAACCAACATCTGCATCGGCTTGATTCTGATTAGTTAACTTGATGTCTTTAACTAACGGTGTTCTTACTTCAATACCAACAGTATCATTTATCATGACTGTATTGGTTGTAGGTTGTTCCCCGCTTGCTTCAATCTCATCCAAGTTAATTAAAACTTTCTCAGTCCCATTACATTCTTGGTCTCTACATGTTAACGATAGTTCTATCGTTTCACCTATCGATACAGAACGAACCTTTAAGAATAGATATTCTAAATCTATCATTGCAAGTTCATCTGCATTTACCTTTTCATAAGTCACTGCATGTATTAAATCCTTTACAGCTCTTAATGACTGTACAGTGTCTTCACTCTCACGTGCAAGTATCAATACCTTTTGTTCTTTTACAAGAAACGGTCTAAACTTTACTTCAGTTCCGTTACTTGGTAGCACACACGTATAGGTGGGTGCTGATTGGATTGGTAATCCCATAATTTACTCCATATTGTAATTAACCACCACCAAATATATTTCTAAATTTGTTTGCAGCTGAATCGACTTGACTTAACTTCTTAAAGTATCCGTCAGTCTTTTTATTGAAACGTCCACCAACTTTTAATGCTGAAAGCGTTCCATCTAAAACTTGTCCACCTCTATTTATAGTTTTCAACGGAGGCAATTTTTCCCTTTTAGTTTGTAACTTATCATACTCTTCTTGATAGCTTCTGTTTGGTTTTCTCTCTTCTACTAGGTATTCGGTTGTCCAGTTCCTATACTGGAATGTTGCAGTAATTTCTAAGATTCCTTCTTCGTCTGCACCAAAATCCATTGCATCAAATGATGAAGGGTACACATCATAATACGTATATTTCATTGACTTTGTCTCATCCTTTCTCAATGCATACACTTCCATTGTACCGATAAAACTATCTAAGTATTTCATTACTGGTATCTGTGCTGACCCAGCTCTGGAATTGGCATCTGTTCCTTGGTAAATCCATTGATGCCATGCTTCTATTAATGCACGGTCATGGAATGATTGGTCGCAGAGAAATGATATCTCAACAAACCCACCTTGGTCTACAGTTCCATCGGGGATTTCATATCCCGAATTGTATTGGTCTCTTGTATTGGTTCCTACAGATGAACCTTCCATAGTTATTGACCTACATCTAAGCATATCACCTTCTGAGAATTGCCACCCTAGGCTTGATGGTGACATAAGATGAACATCGAATAGGTTTGCTCTTGCACCTGTATCAAAGTTTGCTTTAAATGTGTCTATTGTTATACTCATTAAATTTTCCTTCTACTGTCTGCATATACAGTGTTTGCGTTTACATTAAATTGTGCTGTTGGCATCATCATTAATGTTTCCCATTGTTCTCTTGGTACCTTAACAATTCTTGCACCGATATGAGATGTTAAATATCTTTTGATACACGGCCCGGCATTTCTTAGACCACTTTCTATTTGGGTCAAGTCATAGTCTACAAGCATTCTATCATCATCCTCACCTTCCATAGTAAATTCAAATAACTTACTTAACAAAGGTACTCTCATTGTAGGTGAGATGTAATGGATATTGATTCCCAAAAATCCATTGTTGTATAATTCTAATGGTACGACAATTGGATACTTATCCCAATACGGCAATGTGTCTTTCCACTTTGCATCATAATGGAACATGTATACTCCACCTTGTCTCAGTCCAGTATTAGTGACTGTGTCTAATCCTTTCATAATCTTTATTGGTTTGATTTTTAAATCACGGACGTTTTGTCTAAACCATTGCAGACTATCTTCGGTTCCCGATTCTATTTCTTCGGGTAACATTTTTGCTACAGTTGATAATACTTTAGATACCATAGAACTATTTATGCATTTTAGCCTACAATAGTAAATTAGTTTCAGTAACTTTTCTGTTATTTGGATTTAGTTCTAGGAAGGAACCTAACTCATCTTCAGTGATGTGACCACGAACGGTCACTGGGCCACTTCCGAATAAATCTTTAATACTATCATCACAGGTTCCTATCAGTTTAGGACGTTTACCATCATATAATTTTCTAAGGTCTAGATAGTATTCATACATTGTAGGACGGTCTTCAGATATGTGGAATTCAATCATACCCTCAACATCAAAAAACCTTGCAGTCCTACCTTCGGGTATGGGGAACTGGTCTAACCATTCTTGATATGTAACTTGTTTATTGTCGGGAAGATAATTTGAGTCATCCCAAATGACGAATTTTGATTCATAAGCTTTACATTGTATCATAGCATTTACACGAACGGAGCCTGGATGTACTCTCCACCTACCATTAGGTTTAATCCAAGCTTGGGGTGTAGAGTAAAATCCCACTGATTTGTATTGGTCGATTAACCACACTAATTTCTGTGATTCGTTTCTTCTACTATCTTCATCTGTTCTATTGATTGCAACATCTTTATGATGTATAGTTTCCAGCAAATTCTTTGCAAACATCTTAGGATGATATGGGTGCCATTGCTTACATTCACCTAGGGTTGCGAACTTAGGGATAGATGTTTTAGACTTCTCTTCAAAAGCACTCTGTAATTTATCCTCAGTTATATCCATTAATTCTCTCTTCTACTAGTTTAATATCTTTGGGGGTGTCTACTGATAGACCATCATCATCTACATGAACCATTAGAACCTTATACCCATGTTCTAGGAACCTTAACATCTCAACACTTTCAGCTCTCTCTAAAGTCTGCATAGGTAATGTTGAGAATTCTTGTAGACGTTCTTTACTGAATGCATACAAACCAAGTTGTTGATTTACCTTTGCATCCTCACCTCGTGGGAAAGGTATACCAAGACGTGAGTAATACATTGCACAATGATGTGAATCGAACACAACCTTTACCACATCGTTGTCCATTACCTTATACGGCTCTTTGATTATCACATATGCATTTGCAACACCAAGTGTGGGGTTAAAGTAATCACATAGTCTATCAATTGCTTCGGGGTCAATCAAGGGTTCATCACCTTGTATGTTGACATAAATATCTGCGTCTATTTGTTCAGATGCAATTGCACATCTATCTGTACCAGTTGCACAATCATCATCAACTCTTATACAAGGGATGTTAAATATCTCACAATGGTATTCGATTCTGTTATCATCCGTAACCACGTAGACCTTGTCTAGTTTCTTCGACATCGATGCACGGTCATAGGTTCTCTTAATCATAGATTCACCACAGATTAATGCAAGGGGTTTACCCTCAAATCTAGATGAACCCCAACGGGCAGGTATTAAACCGACTCGATTGAACTTGCTCTGTTCCAACAACATTCTATATCTCCATATCCATATTCTGCGTAAATAAAATCAACACCAGCTCTGTCTGCACAATCCATATCGACTTGCATGTCACCCACATAGACTGCGTCTTTTGGGTCTACATTACAATGTGCAAGTGCAATCAATAATTGGTCGGGTGCTGGTTTACCTCTCCAATCATTATCGGGACAAACGACTGCATCAAACTCAACATCTAACGCATCCAAAATAACATGAGCTCTGCCTGAATGCTTTGAAGTTACCACCGCTAACTTTTTACCTTCAGCCTTTAAATGTTGTAAGTGTGATTCGACACCATCGTAATACTTTATCATATCGGAGTTCTCTGCAGATGCTCTATTGTACTGTGCCATCAGTTCATCTTGGTCAGTGAGTATACCCATCTCAGTTAAGATGTCTTTGAAGGGTTTCCCGATGTGCTTGAAGTAGTCTTCAAATGGTTTTCCAGTTTGTAAGGAGATAAATGACTTCTCCATGTTACTTTTTGAGTCAATTAAGACTCCATCTAAATCAAATACATATAATTTTTTCACTTTTTCTCTTTCCTCGGTAGTAAGTGGTCTTCGGTTAGTATGCGAAAACCCAGTTTCCTATCTTTGCAGAAACTTTCTGCAGCTTTGAACTTTGCTTCGTTGACAACATAGGTTGCAACCTCTTTATAGTAACGTTGTGTCTTACGTTTTGGTTGTTTTGGGGGTTTAGTTTGTTTCTTTGGTTTGACCTCAATGATTTCACGTAGTATTTTGCCTGCTGCATTCTTATACTTTATATAGAAGTCGGGAAAGTACCTATGTGGTCTCTTATCTAGTGGTGAAATGTACGGAATTATGATTTCTTCACTGCCCCATTCCAAGATATTACTGTTCTCATCACAGTAAACCATGAATCTACGCTCCCATAAAGACCTATAGTAGATTTTTGTGGGGTCTCCTTTGTATTTTTTGTAGTTCTTTGGTTTGAACTTACCCGAATATGCCATAAATAACAGTAACCATAATTAACAAGAACTATTTATAGGGATTCTGAATGCCGAATATCAACAAAATACTCAATAAAGTAAGTCAAGCTAAAAGTGCAGTGAAATCTCTTAAGGGTATTCAAGCAAAACTTACTGGAAAGGGATACGACTTAAAAAATCTAGCATCGGGGTCATTATCCGATGTTGCAGACAAGCTTGCCCAACAAGCAGAAGAAGCACAAGCAACACTAGACAAAAGACGGTCTTCTTTAGAGAAGAATAAAGCATCGAAACAAGCAAAACAACAAGGGAAAAAATCACCCGAGACAAGAGTTAGAGAACTGCAGTACCCTATTGGGGAAGAGTTACAGAATTATCTTGTATTCACCACTTTACCTAGAACTGCTAGAAACGCAGATGGTGCTAATAACAAAAATTTATTGTCCTCAGAATCAGTTGAGATTGCACTATATGTTCCCGATGAAATAAGTGAAGGGGATGTGAAGGCAACCTACAAGAATGAAGGTGTTGGTGCTGGTATTAGACGAGGACTTGAGATAAAAGATTCATTCAATGGTAAAATGGATGGTTCAACATTACAAGCAACTGGAACTGCATTAGAGGGAGCAGTCCAAGATGGTATGAACAAACTAGGTTCTATGCTCACTGGCGGTGCAAACAACTTCCTTGCTGGAAGAGCAGCCAACCCTATGGAAGAACAGATGTTCGAAGGAGTGGGTTTCAGAGATTTTTCTTTTGAATATGAGTTTTTCCCTAGAAATAGTGACGAAGCAACTGCAGTGAAAGATATCGTATGGGGATTCAAGACTGCAATGTTACCCGACACATATGGAGAAGCAGAAGGTGATACTGCAATTGAAAATTATTTCAACTATCCCAACATGTTTAAATTAGAATGGGAGGGCCCAATTGCAGATAAATTTGATGACTTCTTACCCATGGTATGTACATCATGTAACGTCTCGCATTCAAACAAACTATTTGAAGATGGGTATCCAATATCAACAAAAATGTCACTAAGTTTCACAGAAATCAAAATACTTACACAGGAAAACTATCAGACAATATCCAAGTCAGCAAAGAAACAAGACTTAGGTGGTGGGATGACCTCATTGGCTGAAAGAAGACAAGAAACCGTTGCAGCATCAAATAGAGATAAAAGTGCCAATGGTGGTGGGGGTTAAACTATGGCAAATCAATATTTCGAAAATTTTCCAACAACTCAATACAAATTAGCTAATGGTAAGTGGATTACCATCAAAGACTTTTTTAGAAAGTCAAAGATAGACCAAGGTGCTTTACACAAAGTTATTGATTATGAATACTATGAACTACAGGATGGAGAAAGACCCGATGTAGTTGCAACCAAATTGTATGGTAACGGTGATTTACACTGGACTCTACTACTAGTCAATGAAATGGAATCATATTTTGACTGGCATAAAGACACTCCAACCTTTGAAGCATATCTAAAGGAAAAATACCCAGGCCAATACCTAACCTTTAGTAATACGTCTGATATGATTGATGAAGATGGGAAGTTCCTATTAGGAGAAGAAATTAAATCTAATACTGGTAACACAGCACATGTCATTAAAGTGGAACCTACATATAATAGAATTGGTGTTGATGGTAGAATAGACTTTATTGGTGGAGACACCATAACAGGTTCAGAAAAAACTGCAACCATTTTAAGTGCAATCAATCAAATTGATGGTATATCATACTACAAGAATGATGAAGGATTACGGTCTAACACTTTTGTAAATGGTTATACTGCAGTAACACTCTGGCAAGACGAGTTCGATAAAAACGATACAAAAAGATTAATAAAAATTATCAGACCACAATACATCCGAAGAGTTGTGCAAGAGTTTGATAAAATAATGAGTTCATAATGGCCCAAGGTAATTTTGTTGAAGGTGGGTTTTCCATCGAAGCATTCACACTAATCAATCAACATGGAGAGTCAGTTGTTATTGATGCTTTGACTGTGGGTGTAACCTTATACGAATCGATATTCTCAAAGTTCTGCTCAGGTCAAGCATCTATTCTTGATGGCTTAGACATATTAAAGAACTACAGATTTACTGGTCAAGAATATATTCGTATATCTATTAAACAGAAAGAAGGATTTGATGAAGAGGCTGCAAAGGAATTTACGATTGACAAGTCATTTAGAGTTTATAAAGTAGAAAACGTTCAGAGACCTAAAGAGAGTACACAAACATTTGTTATGTTCTTCTGTGACCCTAGACAATTTTATGTAAACAAAAAACGATTGAGTAAAACCTTTAGGGGTACAAAGGGTCAAATGCTACAAGATGCATTATTAGATGAAACACATTTCTATCCCGAAGAGTTTGACTTATGGGAAGAGACTACCCCAGCAAACCATCAATTCATTTGTCCTAACTGGACAGTTAATCGATTTATGGATTGGTGTATCACCACCTCTCATTCAGAAAAAAGTGATGGGTGGAGAAACTCTATGTTTTTTTATCAAACACTTAATGGTGGATTTAGATTCGGGTCAATTGATGGAATGTTCCAAAGAGAGTTTCCAGTTGAGTTTTCATTTAAACCAACATCTGCAGATGTGGACACACATGAAAAAGATTTGAATGCTCCAGGCGGTCTTAATAGTAGAATTCTAAGTTACTTCAAACCACAATTGATGGATACTCTTAGTGCTATGATTGGTGGTGCATATGGTGCCTCAATGAAAGTCTATGACCCAGTTAGAAAATTGGAAGAAGATGTGATTTATGATTACAAGGAAACCATGGCAAGAGGAACACATCTTTCTGGCTTCCCACTTATCGTAACAGATGAAGATGAAGTTAGTCTATCTGCTCACAACCAATCAGATGATAGGACATCACCCGATACAATTGAAGTAGATGTAGACCTTGCAATGAATAAAGAATTCAAAACTATCGTAGATTATACTTACACATCAAACCACACATTTGATAATGCAGATTCCATTGCAACAGATGAAGTCTTCCAAGGAATTAAAAACAAAGACAATGCAAAACTAGAGAGAAGAGCATTACTAGAAATTCTTGAACAACATAAGATGATAGTAACCATACCATTGAGAACCGACATCTCTGCTGGAACGGTTATTAAATTAAAAATTCCAGGCGCAGAAACATTGGATGGTAATGTAAGTAGCAATCTAAACGATGACAGGTATTTGATTACGGACATGAGCTTAAATTTCGAACCAGCAGCTGCTTCGGGTATAATGCATTTAGAGTGTGTTAAAGAAAGTTACACAATGGAAATAGCAGATGCGCCGGGCATAGAATCAAGTGACAAAGCAGTGAAGGAGACATAATGGATTATTTTTATGGTATAGTCGAAGACAGACAAGACCCTCTTATGATAGGTAGGGTTCGTGTACGTATACACGGAATACATACCGACAACAAACAGTTAATTGCAACACCCGATTTACCGTGGTGTCAAGTAGTTCTTCCAACCACTGCAGCTGCACTTTCGGGTATAGGAACTCAACACGGACTTATAGAAGGTTCTACAGTATTTGGTTATTTCAGAGATGGTGATTTAAAACAAGACCCTATCATACTGGGAACAACAGCAGGTATCCCTCAAGTGGGATACAAAGAATCTGTTACAGACGAACTTATTAGTAGGGCAACTGATAGAGGGTTCAATGACCCTAGAAAGTTAACCGTAGAAGATTACAATGATACATCCGATGGGCCCAATCCAAAACAGGATGTTAGAAGAGGGTTTGGTTTAACGAGTGCATTAGATACTGCACCCAAAGAACCCAAAACAATTGACATCAAGTATGATGCAACAGGTTCAACCATTGAAGAGACAGAACTAACAGAAGATGATTTGCCTTTCTATCCATTATACACCGACCAATCTGATTTGTCAAGTTTTGCAAGAGGTGTATCTAAAGAGGGTACTCTTTATGAGCATAAACTATCAGACAACTTAGAAGGATTCTTAGATAGTGCAGAAGCACCAGTCTACCCATACAACAAAGTTACAGCAACAGAGTCGGGTCATCTAATTGAAGTTGATGATACTCCAACTGCAGAAAGACTAAACATACATCACAGGTCGGGAACATTCCATGAGATACATCCCGATGGGTCAGAAGTTTCTAGAATAGTAAATGACCACTATCAAGTAGTGTGTAAAAACGAGAGCATTTTCATAGCTGGTAATGCAGACATAATCGTAGAGAAAGGTAATGTAACTATCAATGTGAATACAGGAAATGTACACACAACAGTAGCAGAAGGAAATGTAACAACAGACATATTGAAGGGAGACATGACCACAACAGTATCAGAAGGAAATGTTCTCACAACCGTATCAAAAGGTAATGTCAATCTAGATGTGACCGAAGGTAACGTAGATGCACAGATAGGTGGAACACTAAATGCAGATGTAGTGGGTAATACAACATTCACTTCACCAACTACAAAAATGACTACAAATCTAACAGTTGACGGTACGGTTCATATCACTGGAGCTCAGACTAATAAGAAATCTATAGTTGCAGACGGAGAGATACAAACCCTACAGAATAATAAACCTAAACTTTCAACTCATACCCACAAAACAATATCTATGGATACTGGTCAAGGTACGAATGCTGGTAAAAAGAATGAGTCAGAAAAACCAAGTTAGTAATAAGTAAGCGAGTATAAATAGATATATGTCAGACCAACTAGTAAATAACGGAAAGACCGTTGCAAACAAAAACATACACTCTGATATGGATATCACTATGAGAGCTCATCCAGTCACAGGTGATGTAACCATTAAAACGGATACGGATGCAATACGTAGAGCAGTAAGAAACATTGTTCTAACCAACAAATATGAAAGACCATTTAAACCAAACTTTGGTGGGTCTATCAGAAACATGTTATTCGAATTAGATACCGATAGAAAGGTACGTAGAATGAAAAGAGTCTTAGCAGATACTATAGAGAAGTTCGAACCAAGAGTCTCAAATGTAACTATAAAATTTGATGATGTGGATGACAACAATATGGATGTAACAGTATTCTACAACATTAACGAGGGTGTTCCAAATAACGATTTGACATTCACAGTAACAAGGGCACGATAAGATGGCAACAAACAGTTCACAAATAAATGTAACAGATTTAGATTTTGATTCAATTTCAGATAACCTAAAGGGATATCTAAAAGGTCAGTCTCAATTCAAAGATTATGATTTTGAAGGGTCAAACATGTCAGTCTTGATTGACCTTCTCGCATATGCATCTCACATAGGTGCAATCAATACAAACATAGCAGCTTCGGAATTATTCCTAGACTCTGCACAGATGAGAAAGAATGTAGTATCTCGTGCAAAGGATTTAGGATTCATTCCAGCGTCTGAATCAGCCTCTGAAGCAACAATTGATGTTGCATGTAGTGGAGTTAGAAATGCAAATGGTACTTCTCCAACTACAGCTGAAATGCAACTATTGAGAGGAACAGTTTTTCAGACAGTGTATGATGGAACTAACTACGATTTTGTAGTATCATCAACAGTAAGACCTAGCCAGAATGGAACTACTTACAATTACACGGACGTAAACCTTGTACAAGGAACTTATGCAACAGACATTTTTGTTTTTGATAATCAAATTGCAAATTCAAAGTTTGTACTTAGTAATGCAAGGGTAGACAAATCTAAATTGAGTGTTGTAGTTACAAGTGGTGGTTTATCATCTAACTATGCTTTATCAACAAACATCTCTGCAATTACAACATCGAGTAAAGTATACTATACCCAAGAAAACGAAGAAGGTTATATTGAATTATACTTTGGTGATGGAGTTCTTGGTGCTAATCTCAAAGATGGGGATTCGATTGCAGTGACATACATTGTAGTAGATGAAAACCATGCAGATGGTGCTAACTTATTTACAATGGTGGGTGGTATCAATGGTTTCTCAGATATAAGAACAACTAGAGTTATTCCAGCTACAGGTGGTGCAGAGAAAGAGTCTATAGATTCTATCAAGTTTAAAGCAACGAAGTTCTATACATCTCAAAACAGACTGGTAACACTGAATGACTACAAAGCAAAGGTCAGTGAGTATTATCCGAATGCAGATGCAGTTGCAGTATGGGGTGGTGAAGACAATGACCCACCCGAATATGGTAAAGTGTTTATTGCACTTAAACCTAAGAACGCAGACTACTTATCTGATACAGAGAAGAAGTTAGTTCAAAGCAAACTCAACAAACTAAACATGTTGACTGTTAGACCTACTATCATCGATGCAGACATAGTCAAAATTTTAATCACATGTGTATTCAAGTATAACGAGAATGCAACTCAATATTCTAACGGAGAATTGGTAACACTAGTAACGAGTGCAATTAACACATTCGATAATACTAATCTTGCAAACTTTGATTCAGTGTTCAGACATTCAAATCTTGTTAAGTCTATCGATGAAACAGATGGGTCAATACTATCTAATACATGTAATATCAGATTAAGGAAAGCAACTACTATAAAGACTGGACAAGAGACTGGTTATTTAAGTGCTTTCGGTAATGCATTATACAATCCAAACAGTGGATATAATGCAGCGGGTGGTGGTATCACCCCAACAACAGGTTTCTATACTCAAGGAGATACAGTTAACGTTCATTATTTCGATGATGACGGTAAGGGTACTCTTAGACGGTTCTACTTATCAAGTGGGGCCAGAGTTTATTTGGATAGTGCAGCTGGTACAGTGGATTATCCGAATGGGAAAATAACAATCAATGCCATCAATATTACCTCAACGGTCAATACTGATTCAACGATTGATTTCACAGTTATACCAGCAGGTAATGATGTGGTTGCAACACTAGGTAATCTAGTGGATATCGACCCAACAGATGTTAGTGTAACAGGTGAAGTAGACACCATTGCAAGTGGTGAGTCAAGTGCTGGTGTTGGATACAAATCCACATCATCCTCGACATATTAATTATGCATAGAGTGGTCTAAGACTGTAGGTTCAGTGCTTAGAGTAGCATTCCTCGAAAGAGGTTTTAATTAAATTAGTCAATTTTAGGAGAAATAAAAATGGCAGATAAGAAAATAACAGCATTA